CAAACTTACTACCGTCACAGCGGCTAGTACAGATTTAATCACAGGTTATTATGGTCCAAACTACACAGCTATAAACGCAAACGCTAACCCAGATACGGTTGCAACAGGTGACAAAGTAGAGTTTCTGTATATTAAAAACACAGATGCCGCGAACGACATCTATGTTGTGTTTGATGCGGGCACTGCTGCGAATACAACAGATGACGCAATTAAGATTAGTCCAAATCAATCTTGGTACGGTAGACTTCCGAATGCAACGGTGGCCGCCATACATGCAATTGGGTATGATCCAACTGCGGCGGCAGCAGCAACTGCAACATGCATAGTGGCAGCATTACTTGACGACGTAGCGTAAGGAATAATTAAATGTCTGATTCTGATGTAAAATCAAAAAGAATTACAGGTACAGGGTCGCTTGCAGTCGGTCCTGCTCGTATTCGGCAGATACAGTTGAAGACTGCTTCAGGTACGCC